CCTTTTTACAGGCTCCAACCAATATCCGAACCCGGTCAGAAATGACCTTTTACGGTGGTTGATACGAAAGCGTATGGGAATCAACGAAAGTTTACTCTAGTTGCTAGACCTTCTATCCATGGAGGTGAACGACTAGATGAATGAGTAGGCCGTTGCGGCAACTCCGAGCGTTACCAAAAATAACCCGGTTAGTTGTCTTCGGTTGAGTGGCGACGAAATACCTGCCGTCCTCCTGTGTTAGGAGAACAGCGGAATTTTGCTAGCTGGTACTTCTTTAAGTAGGGATTGTGAAATTCTTACTACCCAGTGAACCTGGGCGGAGGGAAACCTTCGATTGCTCTAGTGGCCGCCCTTGAGTAAGTTTCATCGAACGTGTGAAAAAGACACTGGTTAAATCCAGAGACGGGAATTATCCCTATGTACTGGCTCTTTATCCTAGAGAAACCGAAAAATAAATATCGGCACTAAGACAAATTGGCAATACGATCACTGGAGTCCTAAAGGGTAATATACCCCATGGAACCGAGAGATCCTTGTATCACATCGTTACAATGATATTCACATTAATACTGTTTTCCTCAGCACTTTCCTTGTTGCACTATCTTGGATTGCAAGAATACCTGTTGGTAATCTTAGGTCAACCCTTAGAATACTACATAGGAGCTACGGCAGCTTTGATAGCTGGTAGAGTCGTACTGGCTCTATACAGATTAATCCCTGTTTACCGACGATTCGCGATGTCACTGAATCGAATAACTAATAATTCTGAACGAATTATTAATAGACTCAACTCGGTGTCAAGAACCGGGAAACCCGGGTCTAGAAGTTATTCTACTTCTTCACGAAGTACAGTATCATCAAATAGTCTTAAAACAGTTAAAACAAGGGAGGCTAATCAATTAAAATTAACCACCCCTCTTAACGTTTTAACACTATTAAGAAGTAAGTACTTAGTAATCGACAAAATGGTATCGCTTACCAATAAAATTGGTACGGTCCTGTTCCGTCCGTTAGCCATCAATAACATGTTGGCTCACGGTAGAATAGGCCGACTTGCCGGCGGTATTAGAAGAACAAAAGACTTCATTCAGTACCTGTTAACCTTATACAAATCCCATGGACTAGACTTCACGATAAAATATCTGAAGTCCTGTCACGTGGCGATTGCTAAGTGTTTAGGTAAGAATAAAGTTCTTTCTCTAAGAACCTTAGAACCGGAATTAAACCTTCCGCGATTAGCTGGGGGATTACCCAAAATTATCCCTTATCAGGATAGATTGAGAATCCGGAGAGGCCACGTACCTACTATTAGATTTTGGTTAGGCTTGTTTAACATTTATCGTGTTTTACGAGCTATACCGAAAGCTAAGATAACAACCATAACAGCGCCATGGACTGGTCATAAAGCCAGTTTCAGAACAATGTTACGGTTGAGTAGGGTGTGGAGTCCATTCAGAGCTTTAGAAGGCTTTGATGGAATACCTCTTTCATCCTTAGTACCTTATAGAATGGTACCTAGTCAGTCGGCTTCGCCGTCTAACAAAGTAGCCCTTCTAGGGGTATTTACGGATGTTCAGTTAATCAAGGAAAATAATCCTGGTCTTTGGAACTCAATTCATAGTTACCTAGATGAAGTTGGGGCCCAGTATTTTAAAGAGTTACTGCATCGAATAGATGCGGTAAATCTCGGTTTACGGAAATACGACGGATTTAAAGATCCTAGTGTTTCCGATGGTTATCATACAAGTAAATCGGGTAAATTTATTTATCCGGGTACAAGTATGAAACTTAAACCGGCCTTAGCCAAACACGGTCTGCCTGCAGGTGATGGACTTTCTCAGTTCGCTATCAAAGAAGAAGCGGCTGGAAAAGTTCGTGTGTTCGCATTGGTGGATGAGATTACTCAATCTATCATGCGACCACTCCATGATCAACTGTTCGAATTATTAGGAAAAATTCCTAATGATGGAACATTTAATCAGGACGCCTCAGTAGAACGATGTATGGAGAAGGCTGTAAACGCTGGGTGTGCCTTTAGCTTCGATCTATCTGCTGCTACCGATCGTCTCCCTGTCTTATTGACAGAGAAGATAATCAAGGAACTTACCGGGTCATCAAGACTCGCGTTCCTTTGGAAATGTATCATGACCAGAAGACCATTCGGTTTTATAGGACCGACAGCCAAAAAGCTGGGTCTTGATCCTGATACAGAGTACAGGTACAGCGTAGGTCAACCTATGGGTGCTCTATCCAGTTGGGCCGGGTTAGCGATAACCCACCATTGGATTGTCCAAGCATCAGCTAGACTAGCGTATCCACTCGACCATAAAACAAAATGGTTTGAGGGTTATGAGGTACTTGGCGATGATATCGTGATATTTGATCCGCTTGTTGCGGAACAGTATCTTGATATCATGAAAGCATTAGGTACTGAGATCAATTTGACTAAGTCAATTGTATCAAAGGACCGACCTGTTTTCGAATTCGCCAAAAGAATTTGCTGGGGGTTTGCCGTTGTAAGCGGTATTTCCTTCAATCAAGTTCGTGCCTCATGGAATGTAGGATCTAGACTTGCCTCCGTTCTCCAATTTTGGAAAATGGGGCTACTAGAGAATTCTTCCTCGCTGATGTCCGCATTGCTTTCGAGAGATGCTTTTTCTAATGGAAAAGCTCTCCGATCTGCTAAGACGTCAAGTCCTAGAGATCAGAAAGCAAGAGCATTAGGCTTGCTAGCTCTTCTAGGAGAGAGATACCAGAATGGTATCCTCTCGCTGAAAGAGGTGGTGAAATTGATTCTAAATCCAAAAGATATAGAATCTGGAGGGAACGCAGTTGCTATTCCTATCCAACTTTCAACACAGTTAGCTTATGCAGCATTAGTGGAACCTTCTACTGTTTCCAATTATAAACCTTCTCAAGATAAAGAGAGGGAATATCTTTGGGATTGGAAGAAAAGTTCACTTAATCTCGCAGTGTATTCTGACATTGTCCATTTATGGAACGATGGAATCTCTGAAACCATGGTCGGCATAGCCGGCAAATGGAAAGAGAGAATGTTCAACCCACTTCATTATTATGATGTGGAAACATTCACCATCGGGGATGCAATCCCAATGACAGATGTCCCTGCTGATTACCGAGCTACTCTCTGGGATATGGAAGATCTCGTTCATGAGATGTTCCACCAAGAGATAGAAGGTGATTACAACATACTCGAATCCTACCTAGTTGAGTTTATTACCAACTGGGCAAAGGACAAGTACTCAGTAGATCTAGAGCACTTGTTGGATATTCGAGCAGAGATTGAGTCTCTTACCGAGAAAGTGGAGTTAAGACCAGATACTAATAAACCTAAAGAGGTTCTATTAGAAACTGCCTCTGTCCTAAAAGACCTTGACCCGCGACAAGCGGCGCCAATGGAATTTGCGGAAGAGGGACTTGACTACGCTTTCTGGTAGTGTGATCGCCAATTAGTAGCCATCGAATTGTTGAGATTTAATAATTGAAGTGTAAGCTTTAGCTTCGGACTTGCAAGAAGGACCGACCCCTAGGGGACGACCTTGCGGTTACAAAACGGTAGCCGAGAAACCAGTTTGCTTTTAAGCGAACGGTATCTTGACAACGAGGGTTGTTAAATCACCCTGATCCGAAGAAAAGGCTAACCGTGACAGATACTACACTGGGATGAATGTTACATCCCTAGGTAGCACCTAATCACGTTCTAAGATTATTATCTCTCATTAGAGCTTCTAACTACTGCCGCCCTCGCAAAAGGGTTACCATTGTCTTACTAATTGTCTTACGACTTTTAGTGTTGAGGTCTGGAAAACGTCCTTCGGGACAGGCGCCAGGTATCCTCA